TACTTCTCCTATTAACGTTAGAATCAGACTTCAATAGGGGCTGATTCGTCTTCCCTTTAAGAGCTTTTAACTCAACTTGTATAATAGCACATAAAACCATTAAAGCTAGTAAAATAATTGGAGTTAATAATAATATGTTAGTCATCATGGAGTATGCCATTGTTTTCTAATGCCTTTTTAATTGCTAGTGCGTTAATAAAATCTTTCTTATAATCTACTTCCGTCAACATATCGGGATCTGCTGATACTAATAATAGTATCTGATAAACTGAGTCGCGGAGCAAATTAATCTCATCTTTAAGTCCACTATTCGGTAGTACTTCAAATTCTTTAGTGTATTTACTAATGAGATTATCAGGAATACTATATATTTTTTCATAACATTTAACAAGCATTATTTAAAATCATCACCTGGATTAGTATTTTCTCTAACTAATTTAGGTGATCCTTCGGGGCGTTGTACTAATTCACCTAACCAAGAAACTACTTGACCTTTGGCGGCTAACTTTTCCAATGTAGCAATTGATTTTAATTTGACAGGTTCGTATATTGAATCTTTAGGAAGTCCTCTTTCAACAAGCACTTTGGCTGCGAGTTCTGTATCTGTGATTTTCCTATGTGTTACTGTGGTTGCTAGTTTAAAACCTACAGGGATCTTATTCTCATTGACTGCTCGGTCGAGTGCGTGAGACTCTACATCATTTACCCATGTGCGTAAGTCTTGAGCTTTTGACAATACAGTATTAAGTTCTTCTTCTGATAGCAAAGGAGGCTCTTTGAAATCAAGTTTAGCAAGTTCATTGTTATAGTCGGCTCGTGCACGACACAAAGCTTTTGCTTTACAAAATTGACAATGATCTCCTGGCACATAATTACCTGATCCTGTCCATGCTTTTGAAGCTTTTGGTTTCACGAAAAACTCAGCCCAATCTACGAGCTTATGTAGTGTTGTGCTATCTGTTGTGATGCTATCCAATCTAGGTTGGATAATTGTATACTTTACTTCTTTGATGTTTGGGTATTTATCTTTAAACTTATTCCAAGCACCTAATGCATACAATCTTAATTGAGGATTGTCAATAGCCGATACAGGGATACCTGCACCATATTTTAAATCCATAACATGAATTGAATTTTCTGATAGTACCACAACGTCCGCAGTGCCAAAGCCGTCATTTACCCATTCGGAGAAGTCTACCTTCTGTTCAAACATGGGCTCATCGTTAGCACCAATCTGTGATCTTACATAGACGACATAGTTATCCGTAAAGGCTTCCATATCATCATTATAGTACTGTGTCAATTTGATTATTTCTAGTTCACGCTTATATTCATCGCTACTAATTTGACCATAATGCAATCGTAGTTTTATTTCAGATAGCGTGTGGGCAGTTGTGCCCTCGGCAGAGAAATCAAAAGCATTTGGATTCTTTTGGGTATCAGGGAGAGTACTTTCTAAACGGGCACTTGGTGTACACGTTAGCCATCTTTTGGATCCAGAGGCTGATAGGAATGCATGAGCAGTCATTTTAGGCTTTCAAGTCTTGTTAAAGTTACATATACTAATGCAAATTTTGATTACTTTTTTTGATGTTTTTTTAAATATTTTAAGGCAGATTTTATATTTTCTTGGGAGTCTAAAAAATAACCCAAACCTGAATTACAAAATTTACAAAGAATTCCTCTTATTTTTCCAGAGGTATGACAATGATCTACACAAGCTTCATTATATTTTTTTAATGTTTTTTGACAAATAGCACATTTATTAAATTGTTTTTTTATTAATGTATTTCTTTCGAGCATAGAAATACCATATTTATATTTATAATGTGCTCTTAATCCTTGAGCTCTGACTTTATCTTTATTATTATCTCTCCAAATATAAAGATTGGATGTCGTGCAATTTATACATCTACTTTGTTTTTTATCTTTGGATTTTGAATCATTATAAAATTCAGATAATGATTTTTGAATGCCACAATAACTGCAGGTTTTCATTTGATACTCCTTCATAGTAGTTGGTGGACTAGCCTGTGATGAAGGCACAGGCAGGGAGCGACCCTCTTCGTCCGGTGAATTATTTATTTTCTTTTAGTGCGTTTATTAAATTGGTTATTTCTTTATTAAAGTCAACTACAACCTCTGCCTTAAGGTCTATTTTTTGTTCTCTATCATTTTTATAATCATCGGGAAACATTCCGCGCAAAGCCACTTCAGCGACACGCGAATTAAATGCTTTATTTTCAATATTCAAAAGCAATTGGTTTTCCCAATGTGCTTGAGAATAAGTTGATGCTAAATCCATAGCTTCAGCAAAAGCAGGATCTTCTTTTTTAAGTTTAAGTCCTGTGGTTTTACTTATGCCAATGGCTGCATACATAGCTTTTTGAGAAGCACCTTGCTTACCTAAATCAATAATGATTTTAGCGTGGTCTTCTGTAAACTTAAATTTTTTATTTGTTGGTTGTGCCATAGTAGATATAGTCTCCTATATCTACTAATGCACAATTTAGTCCTTTTTCGCCCCATCATCAGTCTTAACTGACATGCGTTCGATCTCGGCTTTTCTTGCTCTCATTTCAGCCATAGCTTCATTGATAACAACTCGAGTGACTGCCGCCGCAAGTTCTTGGCGTTTTTTTTCGATAGCTTCCGCATTCGAAAATCCGCCCGACTCCATCATTTTATTTAATAGGTCGGATGCCATTACTCGGCCTTCTTAGTTTCTTCGATGATCTCAGCGTCTTTTGGTAAAGCGTCGTACTCTGCCTTGATCTTGTCAAACTGTGGTGCGCCTTGGTTTTGGATTGCAGTTACCAAATTAGCTGACGCTACGAATGGTGCCTGACCTAAAACATTAAGGATCGCATTAACTTGATTAATTGTAAAATTAAAAGTTAAAATTTCCTCGTTGATGTCTTGCTTCTCGTTCATACTTTTCTCCTTTTTAGTTCTCGTTGTAAATACCATATTGCTTTTTCAATATCCTCGACGGCATCATGTTTTAAATCAGCTCGCCAAATATATTTGACTGCATTGCCTAAACAAAAATTCATGTGCTCTGTCACTTGAATACACTCAACACCGCTCGGGTGAGCGGTGTAGTGTTTTGGATGATTAACCGGATCATTTGTTTTACTTACTGTATTTTTTTCCGTCCATTCTTTCCATGCTTGTTGGAAAATACGCCTTTTTTGTTGGAAATCATCTTCTTCTTTACTCATACTTGTAACTCCTTTTTAATAATCTCTAAGCCTTTCATGAAGTGGTATCGCCAATACTTCTCGGTCACGTTCACGTCATTGTAATTAAGTCCGTCTAGGTATGCCTCAAAGATAAATTGTTGCTTTGGATCAAGTTTAGTATCGATAATCTTACGAATATCTTGAATATCTTCCTCGGTCCATGGCACCCATCCTTCAACTAGTGTTGCTGAAAAGATACCTTCCTTTGAATCATCTCTCTCCATAATATCAGGATCTTCATCCGATAGTCTGGGTACGGTTGCGTTAATTACATGCACAGTCTTAATGATAGTTATTTTCATAGGTACTATTATACTAATGCAAAATTTAAGGCATTTAAAACGGCATTTTGAATATTTATTTTACCGTCCAAAACTTGTATTACTTGGTTGTCAATACTACGACTTATGACTAAATGATGGATAATAACGGGCTTGTTTTGACCTTGCCTATGCACCCTGGCATTTGCTTGGATATAGTTTTCACTTGACCATGGTAGATCATACCAAACCATCTGCGCCGTATCTGCCACATTACATTGTAAGTTAATACCAATACCACCCGATTGTGGATGCGCTAACAACATCTTAATCTTACCTTGTCGCCAATCCTCTATCGTTTGGTTATTACTATCTAATATTCTTGCATGAGGGAACCTAGCCTGTAGTCCTGCAAGCGATGACTTGTAGTGGTAGAAAACGAGTGTAGGTATGTTTTCATCTACGATGTCTTCCAAGAAATCTAACTTGGCGTCATGTTGTTTTAACCACGAACCATCTTCAAGATATAAAGATCCCGATGTAAATTGTAATAGTTTATTTGTTAGAGCCGCGGCGGTGACTGCCGTAATGGTATCGTCTTCAATCTCGAGCACCATCTCTTTACGCAATCTATCATAGGTGTTTCTTGTAGCTTGACCAATCTCAACCGTATGATATATCTTTGTGACTTCGGGGAGTGTGAGGTAATCCTCTGCTTTGAGAGAAAAGCATATATCTTTTATCTTGTCGTTAATGACTTCATCGGCCTTTGGTATGATGCCCCATTTATAGATCACGCCTGTGTGCCTGTTACGTTCGATCGGCATCATGTACTTATCACGGAATTTAGTAAGTGATGTTTCAAGGCGCTGACCTAAATCCAATATGGCAACCTGTGCCCATAGATCTTGGTATCCTTGTGGTGTAGGTGTGCCTGTTAGAATGATGCGACGCTTGAATGTTTTAAGAAAAGGTTTAATCGCTTTGAATCTTTTGGTACTTGAATCTTTGAAGCGCGATGACTCATCGATGACGAGGTTATCAAACTTTGTCATGGGTATCTTTAACTCACTTAACCATACAACATTTTCTAAATTGATGATGTAGATGTCTGCATCTTTTTGTACTGCCTCTGCACGTTCTTTTGGATTACCTAAAATCTTTGAGACGCGAAGGTGTTTGAGATGTTCCCACTTTACCACTTCTTCCGACCATACTGATTCAGCAACCTTCTTAGGTGCGATGATGAGTGTACGGCCTTTATATTGTTCTGCAATGATTGTGAGCGTTGTTGCAGTCTTACCAAGTCCAGGTGGTAGAAGTAATCCTACGCATGGCAAGGTAGATGCTTGCTTGATAATATCTTGCTGATATTGGTGTAAGTTATTTCTGTTGAGCATTGAGTTGATCCCATATCCAATCTGCTATTTTATACATTTCTTCCATCGATGCGTTATCTTTTATTCGATTAGCTCGATGTGAAAGAAACGCTACGTTACCTATGACATATCCTTTATGTGGCAAAATACGATCAAGTGTTGGACAATTCTCTTTCGTAACGCCCCTACCTAATCCCGATTGCCCCCATTGAAATGGTACTTTAAATATTGGACATTCTTCGGTCGCAATAGATTCCAAATATTCTATGGTCAAATTAAATGGCAATTTATTTTTTTTGGCTCTTGATCTTGCATTTTGATAAAATCGTTGCCTAATCTGTCTTTGCTTGGGTGTTAAATCTGATAAACGCATCTACTTCTTCCTCACTAAATAATACGGTTACGGTGAAGCCTTGTCTTTCGAGTAGGCGGAACACTAGTATCTGCCTTGCTGATAGTCTTCCTGTCTTTGCTTTTAGTTCTACGAGGTGCACCTTTCCGTTTAGGAATACTATCCTGTCGGGCACCCCCGTCACCGTGCTGATCCACTTGAACGTCAGACCCCCCGATTTTTCTACCGATTTTTTGAAGTATTGCTCTAGGTGTTTTTCCAACATGATTTTCCTTTTCTATGATGCACGCTTTAAATATCTGACGCACGATTGATTCGGTTAAGTAGGCACGCGTCTCTTCACTAAACATTTCTTCTTCCTCAATGTAGTCGCTGATGCGTTCGATGATGTGAACGGTCTCGTGCGCAATTGTTGCAATCATTTCGTCGAAGCTTGTCATGTCATCAAGATTAAATACCACAACGATGATGCCCTTTTTACCATCACCGATGTAGTGCGTCTCTGCCACACCTATCTCAAGTGCAGTAATAGAATGTCCTGTTAACTTTTGGTCGCACAATATGTCCTGGAATTGATCATTGTTAAAACACAGTTTTACGCAGCGAGGGAAGAACCCTATGTCAATGTTGTAGTACGAGTACTCTTTTGGTTTCATAGTAGTGCCTCAAGGTCACGTTTCGCCGTATCATCAATCGTCGATGACGGCAGTATGGGTGTTAAGAACCGTTGTATCGCGGAGGTAAGTGGGTAGTCGTAAGGTTGCCACTCTAGGTCAAGTTCCGTGTTAAGCAGTCTTTCACGGTGCGTGGGTGTCCACCCTGTCACTATGATAGACCATTTATCTTTCCTCGATATCTCTATCGCAATATTCCTGTGTGCGTTAATTAGTACTCGTGCCATAGTGGCTCCTAGTCATCGTAGTCTTCATCATCGTCGTAATCTGCCTCTTCAACAATGTCGTTCGTTTTGGTGAAGTGTCGACGTAAGTTATTAAGTTTAATGTATCGCTTTGTTAATTCAATCGGCGTGTCTGCGTTCATTGCGACTGTTACCAATTTGAATAACAACATGCACTCGTATGGTGTGATGTCACGTGCTGGATCAAGTTCATAGTAATAGCCACCATCATCAATCTCTAATTTTAACTTTAGCAATGTGGCTGGCTTCATCTTAACTTCATCAAGCAACGCGTTAATCATCTTTTCTTTTTCAGTTGCCATTTTGTTCTCCTGTTATTTTTTCAACCACCCAATATTCTGCTACGGTTTCAGCATCATCTTCTGTGACTGTTTCTGTTTGACTAAATAAATCATCACCAATAAATTTTTTGACGATGTACTTTTTATCTTCAAGGCATACAATTGCTTTTTTGTTGCCTTCCATAAACTCAGATAAAATCATTGTTGTTTCTCCTTATATGATAGTTCTTGCAGTACTTCAATAAGCATCACTAATATATAACCAATCCACCATAGGTAGCTAGCATTAAAATGATGTAATATAAACGCGACTAACAGATCTAACATTAAAATATTCCTTCATCAAAATTAACAATGCTATTAATATATTTCTGCGCATCATCGTTTAATTTGATTCCCATGTAAACGTGATTGCGTTTTCCATCTTGGCGCACAAGTC